CGGCCGGCGGACCGAGATCGGAAAGGACGCCGGCGAGCAGGCCGGGATCGGCCGCATCACCGAGAGCGACCGCAACCGCCGCGACAGCGCGGCCGAAGCCGGCTGGATCGCCGGGGAGCGTTGTGAGCGCCGAGACGGCCTGCGTCATCGCCAGATCGACCGGGGCCTTGGCCTCGGGCGAGAGCCGCAGCAGATCGGCGATCGCGGTCAGGTCGCCGAGGATCCCGGCGCCGGCCTCGATCGCCGCTTCCAGCACTGTGACCGGTAAGCCGGCGAGCATCAGCCCCGTCAGCGCGAAATCCGCCATGGCCTCCGCCACCGGCCCGGCCGCTGCGAACAGGCCGGCGATCAGCGCGTTCGGGGACAGCCTCACCGGCGACAGGTCCGGCTCCGCCACCGCCTCGAGCGAGACGGTGAGATAGCCGAGCTTGTCCTTGGAGAAGCCGCCCTTCGCCTTGGTCAGGCGCACCATCCGGGCGCCCCAGGCGGGCAGCACCAGCAGGCCGCGATGGCGGTTCTCGGCAGCGTCCAAAAGCAGATTGGCCGTCGCCTCGGCGGCGTCGCCGACGAGATAGGCCTCGACCTCGAACTTGCGGGCGTTCGGCCCGAAGCTCTCGTTCAGCCAGGCGCCATTCGGGATCGTCGGCGAGGCGACGCGGTGCCCGGCCTCGGGCTCGGCGGTTTCGACATGGAAGCCGACACCGTTGAACGAGGCGCGGCGCAGCCGGCGCGGATCGAAGACCATCAGTTGGGACCTTGTTTTCCGGTCGGAAGGCCGCTGACGCTGCCGAAGGAGAGCGAAGGCGCGCGCAGGCCATTGAGCTGCTGCTGGATTCGGGCGATCACGGCGCGGGCTTCGTTCTCCATCCGAGACATGCCCTGTGTAAAGCCGTCGGCAAGCTGGGAACCTGCCGTCTGGCCGGCCTGCCCAAGCCCTTCGAGATCCGTCTTGATCTGCCCGACGGGCAAGGTCATGCGCGGCTTCGTTGCGCTTTCCATCGCGCCTTGCGTTTCGGCGAGCTTCTGGTTGAGATCGGAGACGATCGCGACCAGCTTGTTGATCTCGTCGAGGCGGTTGCGGCGTTTGCCGATCTCGCCGTCGATGCCGCCGATCTCGTCATTGGCGCGACTGTTGGCCGCGTCGGCGAGATGCGCAGGGAGCCCTTCCGTGCCGGCCTTGGCATCGGCGGCATATTTGGCTTTCCGGGCCTCAAGAACTGAAATCTCGCTGCCGAGACGCTCGCGCTCACTGTCGATCTTCTGCCGCGTCAGGAATTCCTTGCGGGCGTCGACCAGGCGGCGCGTGTTGGGATCGTAATCACCACGAGATCCGGTCCGGAGCTCCTCCTCCGCGATCACATCGGCATTGTAGTGCGTCGAGAATTCCTCGACCCGGTTGACGGTCGGGTTCTTGCCGGCCTCGATGTCGCGCAGCGACTTATCCAGCGGCAGGACGATATATTTCGCCAGCACGCCACCAAGCTGAACGGCCCGGTTCTCGACGGCGGAGAACATGTGGTCGATCTGGGCGCGGGCGTCAGCAGTGACCCGCACCAGGTCGCGGCCGACCGACCCCGGCGCATCCTTCTCGATCGTCTTGGAGAGCTTTTGCCACTCTCCGCGATAGGTCATCAGCGCGCGCATACCGCGCGCGAATTGCGTGTCAGCGAATAGCTGCGGGATCTTCGAGAGATCGCCCTTAAGCGCTTTTCCCGTCAGCTCCTCGAAGACCTCTACGAGGTTACGCCCCTCCTTGCGGGCCTTCGCCATTTCCTTCGGCACATCTACGCCGAACTTCTTGAAGCGCTTCGTCGTCTCGTCGATTTCCATCTTCTGGAAGATGTTGCTCATCGAGTCGTTGGCTTCCCCGGACGTGCCGGTGCCCTTCCTCACAATCTGCAACATCGCCACTAGGTCGGTGAGACCCTTCGTGCCCGTGAAGCCTGCAGCCGATGCTGCAGGCGCCAAACTGGGCAAGAACTGCGACATGTCCTTGAGCTCGAACATGCCGGCCTTGCCGCCCTCCGACATGATGTCGAAGGCCTTTTGCATCTGCGTTCCGGCGATCTTGAAATTGCTCGCGACCGCATCGGCGGTCTTCGCAATATCGTCGACTTCAGCATTGGCGGCCGCGGCTGTCTTTGCGACGCTCGGAAGAAACTCGAGAGATTCCTTCAGGCTACGGCCCTGCGCCACCAGAACATCAAGACCGCCGGTCACCTTGCCGGAGGACTGAGCCGTCTCGAAGGCGATGCCCTCGATCTGCTTGCGCACGCCGGCCAGTTCCTCGGCCGAGGCGTTGGCCGTAATGCCGATGCGGGTGATCCCGCGGTCGACATCGGCGAATTGCTTGTAGGAGGCGCCCAGCGCCGCCGGGCCGCCAAGAGCCACGATCTGATTGCGGCCGGCGGCGAGCAGTCGCCCCTGAGCTGCAGCCATGGCTGCCGAGGAGCGTTGCGACATCGCGGTCATGGCGCGCGCCGCGGTCGAGGTGAAGGCGGTCGTGGCCTTGGCTTGCATGGCGCGGAACCGGCCGAGCTCAGCCGCGGCCGCGGCAAGGCCCGGACGCAGCTTGTTCTGCGCCGTGAGGACTGCTTCGGCGCGGACGACCGTGACCATGTCAGACCCCGTAAAAGGAAGCGCGGCGGGCCAGCGCCGGCAGCGTCAGGTTTTCGAGGGCTGCGAGGCCGTAGCCTCGTTCGGCGAGGGCGCGGACCCGGCTTTCAACGAACTCCGCGCGTTCTCGAAAAAACCGAGGAGGGCACCTTCGATCAGCATGCCCAGCCGAAGATCCCGTTCGCGGGAAAGCACGTCGAAATCATGCCCGACGATCAGCTTCTCGCCCCAGCGTCGCAGAGCGATCCGGTCGACATAGTCGGTCCCGACCCCGTCCGCGCTCATGACGAGCGCCCGGGGGTCGCCGAGATCGATCAGCTCGCCGACTGTCGGGCAGCGGAAATCGCAGGACAGCTTTGCCTCCCCGCCGATGCCGACGATCGGCGTGGCGAAATGGATGCGGACCGAGCCGTCCGGCAGATCCTCGCGGCGCGGGGCGGCGGCGCTCATCGCGCCACCGTCAGGAAGGTCTCGGCCACGCCGGAGATGCCCGAGAGCTCGCCGGTCATGCCGTCATCCTGCGGATCGCCGATCAGGATGGCCCGGCCGAAATGATAGTCCATCTTCTCGGTGTCGTGCAGGAACACGAAATCGACCTTGTCGAGTGCGAACAGCGCCGCGAGGTCGACTGGGTTGCCCTCGCTGTCCTTGCTGGCGAGCGAGAAGGCGAAGCGGAAGCCCTGCACCGTGAAGGTGCGGTCGACCGTGCCGTCGGTATTGGTCACCGCCTCGGCCGAGAGATTGGACGGGTTGCGGGTCAGCGAGCCGCGGATGGCGAGGTTCTGGCCCGTGGGCAGGCGGAACTTGATGATGCCGCCGTAATTCGACATGGGCGAGCGCTCCGAAATGAATGGGAGGGAGCCCGCCGCGATGCGGCGGGCCTATGCGGATCGCCTGCCGTCAGGCCGCGGCGGGGTACTGCGCGTAGAAGGTCGCGTTAGCCGCCAGGATGTCGAGCGGGTTCACCCGATCGAGCGACATCGCGATATTGACGCGGGCCGGGTTCGATGCGTCGATTTCGGTCTTCACGCGTCGGGCGAAGGCGGGCTTGTCCTCGAACAGCCCGCGATCGACCAGGTCGCCATAAAGCGAGATGCAATCCGCCTTGATGTCGTCAGGCGTCACGATCGTCTTCAGGTTGGACGGGTTCGCCCGCGCCAGCGCCTTGTTGGCGTTCCGGGTGGCGAGGCCGGCGCGCATGTAGCGCAGGCCCATCATCACCTGCGCGATCGCCTGGATGTCGCGGAACACCGTGTCCGGCATGTTCTGCGCATTGACCTGCTGCGTGGTGATCAGCTTGTCGATCACGACCTGGTCGGAACCGTTGGCCTTCCAGGTCGAGATGCCCGAGCCGAGCAGCGTGTTGCGCACCGCATAGTTGGGCCAGGTCGAGCGATCGCGCGGCGGGCGGATATCCTCGAGCACCAGATCGCTCTGGTTCCGGGCTGCATTGCCGTTGGTGTCGTCGGTCAGCCAGGGCAGCACGCGGGCAACCGCCTGCGACACCCATTCCCAGCCCGGCGTCGGCGAAGCGACGCGGCCGAGGATCGAGAGATGCCGTTCGCTCTTGCGACCGAGGCCAAGCGTGGTCTGCGCGCCGGTATTGCCGGTGTTGACCGTGAAGTAATGCCCGTAGAGCTGGGCATTCCAGGCCCATCGGCCGGAGATGTCCGACAGCGCCGCAACCGCTGCATCGAGGTTGGTGGTCTCGACGAAGGGCGAGATGATCCAGTCCATCGGCATGTCGCCGAGGGCTGCGAGCACCGCGGAAACGGAGGCCGCGCCGGTCGCCGGGACCGACTGGGCGATGGTCAGGCCGGAACCGTAGGCATTGCCGGGCAGGTTCGGGTCGGCATAGACCTCGAGCTCGTTCATGGTCGTGCCGGCATGGCGCGCCGTCAGCGTCACCACATTGGTCGCGGCGGCAGCGGTGACCGGCAGATAGGCCAGCGTCAGCGGATCGACGAAGGCATTGATCGCGGCCGCGATCGCGGTAGCCGTGGCGCTCGCGCTCTCGCCGGCAGCCTTGGCCACCTTGATCTTGCGGCCGGCGATTTCGATCACACCGTCGCCCGCCGCAGCGGCGAGCGCTCCGACCGTGATCGTCCAGGCGCCCGGCGTGCCCGTGACGGGCACGGAGGCGATATAGAAGCGCTGCACCGGCGCGGCGCGGCGCGCCACCCGGAACATCTCGTAGAGCTGCGAGCCCGGACCGGCGAGCGCAGCCGCCTCCCCGATCGTCGAGCAAAGGGTCGGCGCGTTGTCGGCAAGCGATCCGGCGGCCGATTTGTGGCCGAGGATCACACCATAGGACTGGCCCTCGTACTGGCCGCCGGAATTGACCTCGAAGGCAGTGATCGGGCCGATCAGGCCGCTGCCCGGGATGGAATTGAACAGCGTCGCCATGCGCAGCGCTCCGGTGAAGGGGAAGGGTTCAGGAATTCGGTTTCGACGGCTTCGGCGGCTTGGACTTCCGCAGCGTGCCGTCCGCGAGCAGGGCCGCGAAGAACGGATCGACGGCCGAAACCTCGAAAGGCTCGGCCGGCAGGACGCTCCCGGGCTTGCCCGGCCACGGCACGCAAGCGGCCTTGTCCGCCAGGACGACGGTTCGGGTCAGGCTCATGCGGGGCCTCGTTTAAAGGGTGATGGAGCCGCCGAGATCGCCGATAGGGGGCGTCGGGGCGGCATCGGCGGGCGGTGCCAGCGCGTCGCCGGCGGCGCGCTGGAGGTTGATCGCCAGGCGCATCTGGTTGAGCGCCGGGAAATCGGCAGGGCGTCCGATCAGGCTGCCCAGCATGGTCGCAATCTTGTGGCCGTAACTGCCTTCCGGCAGCGCGCGCGCGACATCGGCCAGCGGCGCCGGCAGATAATCGAACGGCTGAGGACTGGACGGCGGATCTGCTGGCCAAAGCTCTCCGCGCAAGACCGAGCAACTCAACTCGAGGCGACGGGCAGACAGCCGAGTCTCGGTGTCGCCATCGCGATAGGGATGGCTTTCGACTTCCCCGATCTTGCTGAGCACAAGGCGAAGCAGGCCGTTCATCCGGCCATCATGCAACCGCTGCTGGATCTGATCCTCGATCAGGTCGAGCGTTGCCTCGGCGGCGGCGTCGGTCGGCCCGGCCGCCTGCATTTCAACGGTGTCGCCGCTCTGCACGGCGACCGGCACCATGATCTCGAAGGCGAGCGTCACCATCTCGGGGGCCGCGCTCCAAGCGACCGTGACATCGTCGCCATTGGCCTTGACCGAGGTCTCGTCGGTCATCACCACGATCAGGGGCGTGGTCGGCTCGACATCAGCAAGCGCCGTCGGACTGATCTGGGTGTCGAAGACCTGACGGCCTGCGAAGGTTGGCCATTCCGGATTGGCGAGGCGCTCCTGCGCGAAGGGCGCCAGCGTCTCGATGACGGCGAGGCGCAGCGCCGTGCGGGCGAGCATCATCCGGAAACCCTCGTCAGGCCGAGATGCAGGCCGGCGAGGCCGTCCGGCATCGGCTCGGCGACGCGATAGCGGACATCGGGCCGGTCATCGAAGACGATCTCGTCGCCCTTTCGAGGCACCCAGGGCAGCCCGCAATGCTTCAGCGTCGCCACGACGCGGAAGCCGGCGGACGCGACCCTGAAGGCGCCCCCGGGCGTCGGAAGGCCCTGCCCGCCGATCTGGACGCGCTCGGACCATTCCGACCGGATCATCGTCACGCCGGTGAGGATCGGCCGTTCCGGATCATCCTCGGGAGCGGCGTTGACGCTGCCGGCCGGACGCATCGGGAAGATGCTCGCGCAATCACCGAACAGCACGCCGGCGGTGTCGAGCACCATGGCGTCAAGCTCGTCGAAGGCGGACATCAATAACCCCTGAGCGCGGCGAGCAGCGCTTCCTTCATGTGGTGCGGCAGGCGGGCCGAGGCATCGCGCTCCCAGGCCCGGGTGAACGGGCGGGACTGCATAGCTTCGGGCACGCCTGGACCGCGCGGCCGCGACAGAGCCCATTTGCCCTTGCCGGTGCGCTCCCAGACCGCATGCGAGATGCGGCTGCGCTTGCGGCGCGGGAACTTGCCGGAGAGGTAGAAGCTGCGCGGGACGAGCTTGCGGGCGCCGAGCCAGTGCACGGTGGCGCCGGCCGGGGTTTCCTTCGGCTGATACCAGATCAGCGGCAGGCCCCGGCCGAAGCCGGCCATAGAGAAGGTCAGCGTCGCCGCGGTTGCCTTGCGGATCGAGGTGTAGCGCTTCACCGCCTGGGTGACGGTGCCCTTGGCGTAAGGGTGCTTTCGCAGCCCCAGCACCTCGCGGATGTTGCGCTTGCCGGCATTGGCTGCGGGCGTGCCGGCGCGGTTGAGGCCGCGCGCGATCGCCCGGTTTGCCTTCGGCCCCGCCGCCATCACCAGGGCGTCGAGCCCCTTTAGGGTGATGTCGGTCCGGACCTCGAGGCTCATCGGGCGCCCTCGCCTATTTGCGTCGTGCTAGGGCGGCCTGCGCCGCCTGCGCGACCTTGCCGGCCACCTTGCCGAGATCGACCCTGGCCGAGGCGGCGGCGGCTCTTGCCGCTGACCCCGCCTCCTGCCAGGCCCCGCGAACGGCTGCCCCGCCAGCGGTGGCCAGAAGGCCCCGCCGCTCTGCACAGCCGCCGCAGGCCATCAGGCGACGATGCCGAGGATCACCTCGGCAGTCGTGTCGGCGTTGATGCGGTCGTTGCGGGCCGTGCCGATCAGAGTGTTGCTGGTCGGGACATTCGTGACCGCCTTGGCGGTGTTGTCCCAATAGAGCTTGGCTCCGACGAGCCAGTTGATGCCGGTCGTCTTCGGCAGTTCCCAGACGCCGACGCGATGGAACGGAAAACCGACCCCCTGCGCGGCACTGTTGCCGGCGACGCCGAACAGCGAGCCGATCAGATAAGCCGTGCCGGAGACCACGCCGCCGGCGGGCGCCGGCACGGTGACGGGATCGGACGGCGCGATATAGTTCTTGGCCATGTCTGGCACTCCGATGGAATGAAGGGAAAGGCCTTTCCGAAACCCGCCACCCGGAGGCGGCGGGCTGGGCGAAAGGCCTTCGGATCGCAGACGCCGGTCAGGCGCCGTTGTTCTTGAAGAGGCCGCGCGGATCGAGGGCGGAGGCGCCGGCGTCGATACGGACCTTCATGCGGGTGCCGTCGACGTTCCAGTCATTCTCCTGGTCGAGGAACGGGGAATCGACACCGTCCAGGAAGGAGACCTCGACGGTATCCTGCGTCTTGTCCGCCGCGAAGTACCAGGCCTGCGTCGAGGCATCGTCCAGCCAGTCGGAGAAGACCGGCTCGATGAAGCCCTGCGCGCGGTTCTTCAGCGCGGGATTGGACTGGCCGAGCTCGGTCGACGAATTGAGGAGCTGGCGGACGGACATCTCCTTCGCCACCGGGAACAGGCCGAATTTCGGCTTGATGCGATAGCGGGTCTTGCCGTCGGTGCCACCGACCTGCTTGGTCCGCATCCAGGTCGCAGCAGCCTCGAAGGCGTCGGCGGACGGCGCGGCGTTCGCCGGCGCACCGCCACCGGCGCCCGAAAGGTTGAAGCGGCTGGCATGGAACAGGGTGTTGCCGCCCATGAAGGCGGCATTGGCGATGATCAGCGCATAGGGCAGACTGTCGACCGTGGTCCGGGCCGCGATGCCCTGCTTGCGCGGGATATCCGAGAAGGCGTCGAGATCGTCGTTGATCACCATCTCGCGGGTCATCGCGAAGGCCTGGCCATAGGTCACGAGCATGACGGTGACCTTGCTGTCCTGCAGGGTCGCATACTCGTAGGCCGAGCCTTCCGGCTTCTTCTTCAGCATCGGCAGCGGACCGACGCCGTAGCGATTGGCGATCTTGAAGTCGGAAAGCGAGCCCTTCTTGCACCAGATCTGGTAGGTCGTATCGGCCTGATCCCAACCGGTCAGCATCGACTTGTTGGCGACGGCCTCGAGGATCGTGCCGAAATCGCCGGTCGAATGCATGCCACCCGCGGCGAGCGGGCGACCGATCATGGTGAAGGCACGACCGACCATCTGCAGGCGGTTGCCGCTGACCGGCAGGCCAGCGCGGACGAGCGATTCCTCGGCCAGTCGCTCGAGGCGCATGCCCGTGAACTCGTTGCGCTCGCCGCCCTCGATGCCGGCGCGCATCAGGATGCCCTTGACGGCGCCCTCGATCAGCTTGTCGCGGGCATCGGCCGTCACGACGGCCGGCGTGCCGCCCGGCTTCGGCTTGTCGCGATTGCCGGCTTCGGCCTGGGCATCGATCAGAGCCGAAAGCGCATCGGCCAGGGAGCCATGGCCCTCGACGATCGCGTTGAGATCGGCGAGCGGCAGCCCGGATTTCTCGGCGGACTTGTAGAAGCTCGCCGTCCAGGCCTTTGCGGCCGGCTTCTGCTCCGGGGTCTTCGGGGTATCCTTGGGATCGACGTTCTGCTCGGAAGCGGCCGCCGGATCGGGGCGAACGGTCATGTTCTGCTCCTTGGGTTGAGCGGCGGTGGCCGCGGGGGAAGAGGGCTTCACGCGGCGCGGCAGCCCGTCCGGGGCATGCGCATAGACGCGATAGTCGAAGGAGGCGGTCGAAACGGCCGCATCGGTGAGGACGCTGGTGGCGAGCTTGGCCTCGACGGCTTCCTCGGCCGTGAACCAGGTTTCCGCCAGCATCAGGTCGCGGATTTCGGCATCCGGACGGCCGGAACGATCGGAATAGACCCGAGCATACTGGCCGGAGAGCTTGTCGAGCATGTTGCGCGACTTTTCGTGATCCTCGGCCGTGCCCCAGGTGATGCCCGCGGCGTCATGGATCATCATCATCGCGCCGGCGCGCATCTCGATGGTGTCGCCGGCCATGGCGATCAGCGAGGCCGCCGAGGCGGCGATGCCGTCGATGACGATCGCGACCTTGCCGCCGGTCAGCGCATGAGCACGGAGCAGGGAGTAGATCGCGACTCCGTCGAAGGCGATGCCGCCGCCCGAGTTGACGCGGACAACCACATCTCCGGCACCATGCAGGGCAAGCGCCTGCGCGACATCCGATGGGGTGAAGCCATCGCCCCAGCCCCAGGGGTCGCCAACATCGCCATAGAGCAGGATCTCGCCATCGACATAAAGCCGATCGAGTGCGGTCATTGCGGGGGTTCCTTGTCGGGAGGCGGACCCGTCACCGGCCGGCGACCGTCCGAATCGAAGCTCAGTTCGGCATCGTCCGAGCGCGCGTTCTCGGCCTTGTATTCGGCCTCCACGGCCTCGGGATCGTAGCCGAGAGAACGCAGCGTTTCGGAGCGCGTCTGAAGGCCCGAACGGATCAGGTCCCGCATCATCGGGACCTCTTCCTTCGGGCTGATCAGCTCGCGCCGTGGCGGCGTGTGATCCAGTTCGGCGCGCGGCGGGCCACCAAGCGGCACCGTCGCGGCCTCGAGAAACCAGCGACCGATCGGGTCGCAGAATTGCGGGATCACGGCCTGCCAGCGCCAGACCTCGACCACGCGCTGGAAGACGATGTAGCCGCGCCGAGACGAGGCGAAATTCTCCTGGCTGTCGTCGGACGCGATTTCGTTGAACGGCACATCCAGCGAAGACGCGATCTTGCGCAGGTTCATCCTGATGTAGTCCGGATAGCCCGCCACCTGCGGCGGGGTCGCGAAGGTGATCTCGCTGCCCGGCGCCATTCGATGGATCATGCCGGGCTCGAGGATATCGACCGGCGTCCCTGCCTTCGTCGTCGCTGCAGCGGCGTGCGTCTGGCCACCGCCGTTATTCGTCTCAAAACCCGCGAAGCAGGCTGCCACCTTCTGGCGGATCAGTTCGGCTTCCTCGTAATCCTTCATGTCCCAAAGGGTCATGATGCCAGGCGCCAGCCAGGGCACGCCGCGCGATTGACCGGGTCGGTCGACGCGGTAGAGATGCGCCACATCCGCGGCTGCGACCAATTTCGAGACGGCGGAACGTCCGGCGCGGGATGCGTTGCCGGGGTGCTCATCGAAGAGCCAGTAACCGACCCGACGGCCGTCAGCGTCGTAGCGGATGCCCTGGACGTTGACGAATGTCCCGTCCGGACCATCCTTGCTGTCGTCGAGGTAGTCGACCTCGATCAGGCGAACCTGCAACGGAACGGTGAGCTTCAGCGCGGCTTTCGGGCGATACCGGACCGCGAGGATCTCGCCATCGCGAGCCAGCGCTCGAACGGCGGTGAACTGAAGGCCGGCGTAATTCTGCCGCCCGTCATAATCGATATCCGTCGTGTCCAGATGGCTCTTGATCAGAGCCTCGACCTTGCGCTTGACCAGATCGCTCGATGCCTTCCGCACCGACGGCACGATGCCGGTACCGACCACATTGGTCGGGATCACGGTCAGGCCGCGGCGCGCATAGGCGTTGTTGCGGTCCATGTCGCGCGACACGTCGCGCAACCGGCGCAGAGACATCCGCGTCTCGGTATCGGCCGATGTCGAGCCGATCTTGCGGCCGTTCGTGCGATGACCGCGCGAGGCGCCGTCATACATCGCCTGGGCCGAGCGCAGCGCCGAAAGGCGCAGCCGAGCCTCGGCCCGGCGCGCGCCGGCCGCCGGCGAGAGCGCTTCGATCGCCCTGTCGAGGAGATTGCGCTCCATCTCAGAGCCCCGAATTGTAGCCCGCGACCGTGCGGCGCGAGACGAGGCCTGTGGCGCCGGACACCTCATCTTCCATCGCCGCCAACGCCTTGAGCATGGCGTCGATGGAGTGGAACTCCTGCACGCGGCGGGTTTCGCCGGAGCCGAACTCCACCCGGCGCGCGCCGGTCGCGATCGCCCTTTTCAGGCGGTCGATATCGGTCTGCGTCCAAGCCATGAGGTTCAGCGGAGCCAGTTGCGACCGCGCCTGCCAATCCAGTCCCCGCTGACGGGTTCCGGATCGGCTTCGGCTGCCGGCGGGGGTTGCGGTGTTGGTTCGGGCGGCGAAAACAGGTCGCGCTTCGTCACATCGGCCGGAAGGCCGCGGTATCGGGCGAGCGCCGCCCATTCGTCGGCAGTCGTCGTCGACAGGCCGAGATATTCCGCCAGCGCCTTGTTGTAGACCCGGCAATCGAGCAGGTGGTTGTCCCTGCGGACCTTCCAGACCTTGCGGCTGCGCCCCCGGAACTTCTCATCGGCCAAATACTCTGCCGTGATCTGCTCGAAATAGCCCATGTCGAGCCAAGTGCCGAAGTGGCAGTAGCCATCCGGATCACGCAGCGCGCCCGATTTCAGGCCATCCTTGCGCAGGTCGTCATAGATCGAGCCTTTAAGCGACCAGGTGCCGACCGGCCAGAGCTTGCAGCCCTGCTTGATCTTGTGGCCACCGAGGTCGATGTCGACAAGCTTGGGCATGCCGATCGCCGGCAAGGCCCAGCCGTCGCGGCCGTCGAGCGCCAGCACAACGTCCTTGCCCGTATCCGGGTGGAGGCGCTGGTTCTGGCGAACCCACGAATAGACGACGTGCGAGCGATAGCCGGAATCGATGCCGAGGGCGTCGAGCGAGCGCTTGCCGCCGAAAGCATCGTCGAACTCGCGCCCTAGCGTCGCCTTATGCAGCAGGGCGAAGGCCTCGCCATCCGGCGATGACGTGTCGCCGTCGCAATAGCCCGCGTCGACCGTCCAGCTTTCGCCGTTCGGCGCCCAGGCCGTGATCTCGTACCAGATGCCCCGCATCTGCACGTCGGCTGCCGCGGTCAGCAGCAGACCGGCGGGCGGCACGCGGTAGCGCGGCAGGCCGTCCTCGCGCCGCTCGAAGAGCCGCACATGGTCCGGCGCGTCGCCCTTCATCTCGAAAGGCAGGCCGAGCGTCAGGTTGTAGAACGTTTTCTGCTTCGCGATGTCGCTGCCGGCCTTGACGGCCCGCTCCGCGATCTTCGGCCAGGGCACGAAGGGCGAGGACATCGCGTTGAAATGATAGCCGGGCATCTTGCCCGGGCCGGGATCGGTCGCCTTCCAGCGGCCAGCCCTGACCAGTTCGCGCTTCTCGTGCTCCTCGACGACCGAACCGCAGCAGGGCGCGACGTAATAGGCCCGGTAAGGCCATTCGTCGTCATAGCGGAAATTCGGGCCGAATTCGAAGACGAACTCGCTGTTTTCGCCCGTTTCATCCCGACAATGCGGGCATTTGACGAACCACTTGCGCTTGTCGGACCCTTCCCAGTAGCGCTCGATATGCGAGCCGCCCTTGATGGTCGGGGTCGAGACATAGATCCGCTTCCATGATCCGTCTGCCAGGAAGCTTTCCTGACGGGCTTCGATCATGTCGAAGGGCGAGCCCTGCCCGTCGAGATCCTCGGCATACTCGTCGATCTCGTCGCACCAGGCCTTGCGCACCGATTTGGAGCGCAGGTCGGCAGTCGACGAGGCGAGCGCCAGGGTCAGCGAGCAGGCGCCGTAGCGCTTCTCATAGGTGGTCGACGCCTTGCCGGAGCGGGCCGTCTGCGGCGCGACCTTCCGGGACAGAGCCTCCGAATTGTCGATCGCGATCTGGAGCTTCTTCGAGTTGAAGTCCGTCAGCGCGCCATCGGTCGGCTGCACGATCATCTGATCGCACGGCTCGATATCGATCGTGTGGCCGATGCCGGCGATCATCAGCGTGGTGAAGCCGGTCTGTGCCGACTTCATCACGCAGAATTCGTTCACCGGGCTGTCGATGCTGGTGTGGGAAAGCGGTTCCGCCACGAAAGGCGTGAGCTGCCGGCTCCACAGATCCAGCTTCCGCGGTCCGTCCGGGACGGTGAGCTCACGCTCGGCCCAAGTCGGCGGATCGATCTGCTCTGGCGGAGCAATGGCGGCGATCAAGGCCTCGACGACGATCGTCAGAGCGTCGGGAAGCTGCATCGTCAGTCGTCCGGGGTCTCCGCCGGCGCCTCGCTCGGGTTCGGTCTCAGGTTCAGGACTTGCGCCAGTTCCTTCGCGACGATCTCGCGCAGGTCGCGGGCCTTGGCTTTCAGGGCCGCGCGGGCGCCGGAAGCGCCCGCCTGCCCGACCGCGGCGGCGATATCGTCGGACATCGTCGGAAGCTGCTCGATGGCGCGGGCGATCGCATCTCCGACCGCGCCGATGGCGTTGGCCACGTCCGCGACCGGCAGGATCTTGCCCTGGCGTTCCTCGAGGTCGAGGCGGGCGCTCTCGGCCTTGTAGGCCATGTGGCGCGCCTGCTCGGCGGTGTAGATCGGCGCCGCGTCATCGCGCGGCGATGGCATTGCGGCCTGGCGCTTCGTCTCTGCGCCGGCCGCCTTGGCCAGGTCGGTGGTTTCGCCGATGACGCGGTCGAAGGCGGCGAGGTTGACGAGAACGACCTTGCCCTTGCCGGGCTTCGTCGAAAGCTGGCCCTTGGCAATGAGCCCCTTGACCCGCTCCGACACGGCCGCCTTGCTCAAGCCCTTCAGGCGGGCGAGCTCGCTGATGGACACCCACGCGGCATCGGGCGTGTTCGGGTCCATCTCGGCCATGTTCGGGGTGTTCGGTCAGATTTGAGGGGGTCCGGCTGGTAAAATCCCGCACCGCTTACTCGTCGCGGGGTGGGGAGGCCGGGGAAGGACCCGTGACCGGGGGTGGTCGGGGCCGGTCGATGGGGTCACATGGCGCCCTCCTCCCGACCGAGCCGGAAACGCGAACCGCCCCGGCGCTAGTGCGGCGGGGCGGCTCAGTTCCCTATTGGGATGCTCGGAACATGCCACAAGAGGGTGCGGCGGTCAAAGAAGGCGATTGCATAGCAATCTCAATCGGTTACGCCGCATTAGATTACCTCGTTTTCAGGCCGGAACGGCATGGGGAACGAAAACTTCGCCCTGCGATCGCCTATCCCATGGCGTCGCGGGGCTGACAGGGCCGCTCACCGCATGCTTGGTCAGCGCGCCATCCAGCGCCACCGCGAGCAGCCCGAGGGCGGCATGCCAGGTCGCATAGACCGAGCGGGCCAGCATGACGCCGGCGCGCTCAGCCCGCACCGCCTCGCTGGGCCGGCCCTTCACCACAGGCATCGGCCCGCCATGATCCGGGCGCGTGCCGTTGCGGGCATGCTCGATCACCAGCGCGGTCAGGTACGGCTCATGCAGCCTCGACCAATGGCTGTCCGCCTCGCGGCCGGGGCGCACCAGCCACAACCCCGTGGCCGCATCCTCGACGCGCCAGCCCTGCTTGGCGATCTCAGAGCGCTTCCACGCCTGCGGCTCGTCGCCCTCGGCGCCCTCGATCAGCCATTCCGACAGCGCCAGGACATGGTCGTGCACGACCAGCAGGTCGTCCGGCGTCGCCGCCGCCATGGTCTGGAAGCCCAGCATCTTCGCAGCCGGTCCGCTATTGTCGATGATGGTGCCGAGCTGCAGCGCCTGCATCGCGCCGACCAGCGAACCGTTGGGCTTGAACCGAGGCATGCCGAGCACCGCCTGCGGCGTCACCTTGTCGACGCGATACTGGGCATAGGCCCGATGGAGAAGCGCTTCGATCCCGATCGTCTCTTTGGCCATCTCAGCGCCCTTTCGCGTCGAATGGAGGGTTGTGGAGGGTTGATGGATAGTTTTCCAGAACTATCCATTGAAAATAGCTGATAAAAATCAGAGACTTGATTGCTTGAATGGAGGGTATGGAGGGTTTGAAGGGGTCTAGACGCATGAGAAAAATCTCGAACCCCGAACCCCTTTGAATACGCATACGGGCGAAGCAAACCCTCCAGACCCTCCACAGCGCTCGCCATGTCATTGAAGCAAAATCGGAATTCGCGATGGAGGGTTGGCCGAAACCCTCCATGAACCCTCCACAACCCTCCACGGAATGGACGGTCATGGACGGTCCGAACCGGCATCATCGGGGTTGCGGGGCCTGTGCGTCCGGGGCGGGATGTCGTGCAGCTCGATATCGAGATACACATTCCCGGCCGAGGTCGCGGCCTTGGCGAAGCGCTGCGCCATCACCCGGCCGAACATCGTCTCCGATTTCGGCCGCCGGCTGTTCTCTTCCGACCAGATGACATAGCACTCATAGGCGTGTCGAGCCCGCACGGCTTCCACGGTGTCGGGCGGCATGGGCCGGACGCAGCTCTCGATGAACACCGAGATCGGGTCCATCTCGTCGCGGTACTCCTTGGCCGCCTCGACCATGGAGGGCGGCAGCACGAGCCCCTCGGCGTCGAACGCCTCCATGCCCTCGATCAGCCAGTTGAGGATGCCCGGCCCCTCCTCGCAGAGCTCGCAGACCATCTCCTCGAAGTCGCGCCGCTTCTCCTCGGGGATCGTCACCTTCCAGGGCACCACCGCCATGCGGCGCCAGATGCCATTGTCCGAGCCGGTGATGCTCGGATAGCCGTTGCCGGACATATGCGCCTTGAACTGCGGCTGGAAGGCGAAATAGCCCTTGAACAGCGTCCGCACATCCATCTTCTCGCCGCCGGTCAGGCGCTTGACCAGCGCCTCGCGCAGCGGCTCGCCCTGCGGCAGTTCGGTGATGCGCAGGAAGCGCACGCCC